GACGTGCAGATCTATAAAATCACTACGAAAAGTGGGCCGCTGCATCTGCGTTCCGGTACGGGCACGAATTACAAGATTCTCGGCAAGTATAAAAAGGGCCGCGAGGTTATTGTGCTCAACAAAACCACATCCAGCTGGTATGAGGTGACCGCTCCGGACGGCAAGCATGGCTATATGGCCAGTCAGTACCTGACCTTTCAGCGCACAGAAACGCAGACGGTACAGACGAATGTTGGCTTCCGCAATCAGGTCATCGAAGCCCGACAGCTGCGGGATCAGCCCTTCCGTATCTATCGTGTGGTGCCGGAGCTGGACAAGGTCACGGTCTATGCCCGGCACATTTTCTATGATCTGCTCGACAACATGATAAAAAGCCTGAAGCCCTCGCCCTCTGCGGTGGGGGCTTCCGTCGTTCAGAGCTTGTCGGAAGCCTGCCTGTCAAGCCATGATTTCTCATTTTATTCCGACCTGACTTCAACCGCCGAGGACGTGGAATGGGAAAACGTCAATCCTGTGGAAGCTATGCTTGGTGAAAACGGACTGGTGAGCAAGTACGGCGCGGAGCTGGCCCGTGACTGGTACGATGTGTTTCTGGTCAGGCGCGTGGGCAACAACACCGACGTGTCCATCCGGGAAAAGAAAAACCTGACCGGCATTTCCTACGATGTGGACGAAACGGACGTGGTCACCCGCATCATGCCCACCGGCGAGGACGCGGACGGGAACATTCTGTATCTGCCAGAGCTCTACATTGACAGCCCGAACCTGAATGCCTATACCCACCCGAAATGGATTCACCTGCCGGTATCAGAAGCCAGGGAGGTCACGGACGGCGATGAGCCGAAAAGCAAGGCGCAGTGCTATGCCGAAATGCGTAAGGCAGCGCAGGCTGAGTTTGACGCGGGCTGCGACTTGCCCACGGTCACGCTGAAGGTGGATTTCATCAACTGTTCGGATGCCGAGGAATATAAGCAGTACGCCGCGCTCACCGACATTTTTCTCGGTGACAGCGTGCGCGTCATTGCCCGGTGCATTGGTGTGGAAGTATCCATGCGCATGACGCAGTACACGTATGACTGCCTGACCAGGAAATACACTTCGGTTACGCTGGGCATGGCGACGGATACGCTGGAGGGCAGCATGATCTCTTCCCGCCAGCTGCCCTCCGGCGTGATTTCCGGCAGCAAGCTGGCCATCAATTCCGTGGGCGCGGGACAGCTGCAATCTGGGTCGGTGGGCAGTCTGCAGGTGAAGATGGCTGCGATTCAGACTGCACACATTCAGGACGCGGCTATCACGAAGGCAAAAATCGCCGAGGCGACCATTGGTGAGCTGAATGCCACGGCCATTACGGCGATCTCTGCAAAGATACAGGAGCTGGCCGCGAAGAACATCACCACAGACGAGCTCTATGCTGCGCTGGCCACCATCGCTGTGGCGCAGATCACCGCTGCCAATATTGAAAAGGCCAACATCAACTGGGCGGACATCGGCGAACTGGCCGCGCAGATTGCGACCATCGCACAGGCGCAGATCACCACCGCCAACATCAACAGCGCCAATATTGACTGGGCCAGCATCGCCAATCTGAACGCCGAAATTGCAAAGATCGCCAAGGCGCAGATCACCGCCGCAAACATCGAAAGTGCGGCGATTGACTGGGCGGCCATCAAAGACCTGAATGCCGCCGTTGCGAAAATTGCGCTGGCGCAGCTGACTACAGCGAACATCAACAACGCGGAAATTGACTGGGCCTCTATTGGCCAGCTGCAGGCGGACATTGCCAAGCTGGTCAATGCGAATATTCAGACCGCCGACATTGACTGGGCACAGATCAAGGATTTGACCGCAGGCACAGCCATCATCGAAAAAGGCGTGAACGGCAAGCTGTATGTGGCCGACCTCGCCGTGACCGAGGCGAATATGGCCAGCCTTACCGTGGGCGAGCTTATCGTCAAGGGTGCAGACAGCTGCTTCTATGCGCTGTCCATCGCTGAAGACGGTACGGTGACCACCGAGAAAAAGAGCGTCGGTGACGCGGACGTCAGCGACAATTCCATTTCCGGTGGCAAGCTCATTGAGAAAACCATTACCGCCCGCGAACTCAACGTTGCGTCTATCTTTGCGGACGAAGCGCTGGTGGGCGCGATCACCGCGGCCAACATTGATGTGTCCAGCCTGTTCGCTGCTGAAGCGTTTATTGCCCAGCTGAATGCCGTGGATATTTCCGGCAACGAATCCCTGCGGCTGGTGGTAGACGCGGCGAAGGACGAAGCGCTGGATGCGACCGGCGAGGCGGTTGCACAGATTGCTCTGACGGCGGAGCAGATTCGCAGCGAGGTGAAGCGGGATTACGCGACTGCCGATCAGGTCAGCCAGATGAATGAAACGCTTTCTACGTTGGCCGAGCAGTCCGAAAACAACTTCACCTGGACGGTGACCAAGGTCAACGAGATCATCGAGGACGCTGCAGCCAGCGACAATCTGACGCGGGAGCAGCTGAACCTGATCCACACCTATATGCGCTTCGGTGAGGACGGGTTGACCATCGGCAAGGCCGGGAATCCGCTGACCTTCCGCGTGGTCAATGACCGGCTGGCGTTCTATATGAACGATACCGAGGTGGCTTATCTCAGCGACAACAAGCTGTATGTGACGCAGGCGGAGATTCTTGCGCGGCTGCAGATCGGCAAATTCGCCTACGAGCCACAGTCCAACGGCAATCTGTCTGTGATCTACACGGGATAAGGAGGAGCAATGGCAACCACAGTTACATACAGCGCGTCCATGCGCACGCGCAAGACGAATTCGGCCAGCAATGCGAAAAGCTCCGCCGCCAGTCAGGAGTATTACGAGAATACCTACAATTATGTGGGCATCGTGCATTTCGCGGGCATGGCGCTGAGCGGCAAGGTCATCACGGGGATTTCCCTGCGCATTGTGGCGGCGCAGGCAGGCTACGGTACCGGGCACACCAAAACCGTATATGTCCGAAAGGCCAATTATCAGTCTGCGTCGCAGTCGGGTATCACAGGTTTGGGGTATTGCGGCGACGCGCTGGGCACATTCACCGGTGCGTTCTACGGCAACACCAGCACTTATACCCTCAGCGGCGAACTGCTGAACAATCTGGCGGCGTACATTGCGGCGGGCAACAATACCATCTGCCTGTACAACCCCAGCCCGGTCAAAAGCTCGCAGGGGTACTCCACCAACTATTTGCAGTGGTCGGAATGCACCATCACGGTGACGTATGAGGAAGCCGCATCCAAGCCGACGCTGAATAAGTACTCACTGGCTATGGGAACGGCGGTCACAATCTATACGAATCGGCAGAGCAGCATTGCTACGCACACGGTACGGTATTCCTTCTTTTCCGAAAGCGGGCTGATCGCTGTGGGGGTTGAGGATGTATGCGCATGGACGCCACCTATTTCACTGGCCGCGCAGATTCCCAATGCAACCTCCGGCTGGGGCACCATTCTGTGCGATACCTACGTCAACGGCAATCTCGTTTCGACCAATACCTGCGCTTTTCAGCTGACGGTACCTGCGTCGGTGGTGCCGTCTATTTCCAATGTGGCGTTTTCTGAAGCGACTTCCGGCGTTGCCGACCGCTTCGGCGGCTATGTGCGAACGCGGAGCAAGCTGTCGGTCATCATCACGGCGGTGGGTACACAGGGCAGCAGCATTTCGGCCTACAGAACGAGCATCGACAGCGTGACCTATTCGGGCGTGTCTTTCACGACGAACACGCTGATTACGGCGGGTAATCTCACATTGACCGTGACCGTCACTGACTCTCGCGGACGCACAGCCAGTACGACTCGCACCGTCACCGTGCTGGATTACTCGCCGCCGTCGCTTTCGCAATTTACCGCCGAGCGCTGCAATGCGGACGGCACGGCTGCCCAGACGGACGGTACGAAGGTGCGCATTTCCGCAAAAGCGAGCGGCTCGTCCGTGGACGGCAAAAATACGCTGACCTGCACGGTGTACTACAAGCTCAGCAGCGCGGAATCATGGGTTTCTGCCGTGACGCTTACGCCCAGCAGTTACGCCATCTCCGAAACCAACCGGCTGCTGTCGCCGACCTTCGATGCGCTGAGCAGCTACGATATCAAAATCCGTGTGCAGGATGTTTTCTACTATATTGAGCAGACGGTGTCCATCGGTACGAAGCAGGTCATGATGGACTTCTATCGGGACGGTTCGGGTATCGCCTTCGGCAAGGTCGCGGAGAATGCTGGCAAGGTGGAATTTGGCTGGCCGCTGCTGCTCTCCGAGCCGCTGGGCGTGGATCAGGGCGGCACCGGCGCTGAAACCGCGTCCGCCGCCTGCACGAAGCTGGGAGCCGTGAAGAAATCCGGCGACACCATGACGGGCAACCTTGCCATTTCGGGCTATCTGTACCCGTCCCTGTACCTGCTGCCCACCTACAACAGCACGACAAATCGGACGGTTTTTGAAGGATCATACGTCGGTGCGTCCTCCTTTTCCTCGTGGGAGGACGGCACAGGCAACAACCGCCGAATGCTGGAAGTGCGCAACGCGGCATATCAGGCGAGTCTGGATTTTGCCGTGTTGCTGCGTACCTGCACGGGCGGTACATGGGCTTCCTACCGCCTGTTCCATGCGGGCATGGCAACGCCCATTCCGCTGGCCAACGGCGGCACGGGCGCTTCATCCGCTAAGGCTGCGTTGTCCAATCTCGGTATATTCTATTCCGCATCGCTCCCCAGCAGCGGTACGGACGGACAGATCTGCCTTGTGCCGGTCTGATGAGGTGAAGAATCTATGGGCACATTTTCTGCGACCGCCAACAGCAGCTCAACGATTGGCTACGCACAATATGGCTCCTCCTCATGGAGCACAGGCAGCAGCAGCGGCGCGTGTCAGGGTGCGTATCGGGGCACCACGGCGGCGAAATCCCGCGTGGGCGTGATGGTTTTCAACGGAGCGGGCGCGGCGCTCAAGGGCAAGCTCATCCAGAGTATTACCCTGACGATTACGTGCTCCGGCGCGGGTTCCGGCTCATCCAGCAAGAAGCTGACCTTCTGTCAGGCCAACTATCAGAGCCTGAACACCGGCGTTCGCGGTTCTGCGCAGGTGGGCGCGACAATGGGCACGCTGACCGGCAAATTCTACTCGAATACTGTCACGCACACCCTGAACGCTTCCAGCAACGCCGCGCTGTTTGCCGCCATGAAGGCGTACTTCGAAGCAGGCAATTCTGTGCTGGTGCTGTACAACGGCGAAACCTCGTCCAGCAGCGGCTATTCCAGCAACTATGCCCGCGTCACCAGCTGCACAATTTCAGTAACCTATATCGACGCGGTGATCTGGTACCGGGACGGCGGCACATGGCGGCAGTGCACGGTCTGGTATTGGCTGAACGGTGTATGGATACAGGTGGTTCCCTACTACAATTCAGGCGGCGCATGGGTGCGCGTCTGAGTGTGAGGTGATTATATTATGAAAGAACTCTTTGAACAGGTCATTGCGCTCAAGAACTATGACCTGAAAGCGCTTCTGGCAAACATCGATCAGTACCACATTGAGGGCAAGCTGACCGACGACGAGCGGCAGGAGCTTGCGCAGGCGGCCCGCGAAGGCGCGACGGCAGACTACGACTATGCCGGGGAGATCAATGCGCTGTGGGCGGCGGTTCGCGCACTGCAGCAGAGCATCTC